GTATTATGGTTATGCAACACCTTTTCTTGAAGGAGATGAAATGTTACCAATTGAAATTAGCGATAAATACGTACATAATAATAAAACAGAAGATGTTAAAAACTATAATATAGATTTTAAAAGTTATATTGATACACCAATGAATTTTAAAACATTCCAGGACCTTACAACTTGGGTTAAAGAAACATATCCTCAAATAATATATGAAGAAACAAAGAACTTAACTAAAAATATGTAAATTTTCAATATAAACCCAATATTTATAAATAAAAATCAATGAAAAGAATAATTACACTTACAGAAACAGATCTTACAAGAATTGTAAGAAGAGTTATAGAAGAACAGACTTATAAGTTAAATTCCGACGGAACTTACACTTTAAAAAATACACAAACATTAAGCTTGGCTGGTACTGATGCTGATGATTTCACACAAAAAGCAACAATTGAAGGCAAACCAGTAACATTAACTGGTGATATGAAAGGTATTAAAATTAAAATCCCAACCGGTACTATTTTATCACCAGCTGCAGATGACAAACATATAATGTTTGATGGTCATATTGATTATACTCGCGGAAATGAAACTTTAACACAAAAGTTAGACGGAAAATTTTCAATGACTTGTGGTGATGTTACAGGAATGCAAAGTGGTGGTAAAGGAACAATAATGTATCATAACAATAAAAAACTAGTAGCTCTTGGGTCACCAGAAGGATTTGTTAAAACAATTTTGACTTTATTTTGCGACGGAACAAAATTAAAGAAAAGACCAGTGGTTGATAACCAAATTGTCATACCAGCTAACCAACATTGTACGCTAAGTGGTGATAAAGAATGGACTTACGCCTTTAAAAATAATAATTGGTACGCATCTAAAGATAAAGGTATAAAATGGATTAAACTTGACTCTACAAAGTACGCTAGCGCTATTGAAAAATTAAAGTTAGGTGCTACCCGTAAAGATGGGTCTCCTTGTATGCAAACATTAGGATAAACACATAAATAAAAAAAAGGAGGTTTAAAACCTCCTTTTTTTTATTCTACCTCAACAACCTCAAGATCAAAAATTAATTTTTTACCAGCTAGTGGGTGATTTGCGTCAATTACAACAACCTCATCTTGGATTTCAGTTACTTTTACAACACTTGGACCATTAGGACCCATAGTTTGAAGTAGGGCACCTACTTGAACCCCTTCAGGAACTTGTGTTTTTGGGACTGTAATAAACAAATCATCAACAACATCCCCATATGCTTCAGTATGTGGGATTTCAATTGTTTTTTTATCACCAATAGTCATATCAATAAGACCGGACTCAAACCCAGGAATCAGCTGTCCTTGACCTAAAGTTGCTTTTAATGGTTCTCTACCCTCATTTAAAGAAGAATCAAAGATAGAACCATCATCTAATCTCCCGGTGTAATGAACAGTCACCGTGCTGTTTGCGTTAACTTTACTCATAATTTAATGTTTTAATCAATTTTAATTCTTTTATATGTATTTGTAAATGTGTTTTTACTCATTTAAATCAAAAGATGACTTAATTATTATAGAATTACCCAATCCTACTACTTTCCAGGCTGTTTGAACACATAAATTAACACCATCTGGGTATAAATCCTCCAATTTTTCCAAATTATCGGTATGTAAGGTAACATCTATAGCATATGAATCTGATTTTCTCACATAAAACACATTATTTATGTTAATTTTACTATTTTTACCAAAATATGACTCAATAGTCGGCCTTAACTGGGTATTTAGAAACTTTTGGAGTGTTTTTTTCTGTTTCATACCTAAAATATAGTACAATTTATATAAAATGTCAGTATTTGTTTGACTTTTCCTATAAATTACCATATTTTTAGGTAAAATACAAGAAAATTATGTTATTTACAATCGTTTTAATCGTTTTTACGTTAATTTTGGGTACAATGACCCTTATGATGTACCTTTGGTGGAGAAAATATGGTAGAGATCTCTTTAAAACCATAAAAAATATGGGAAATATGGTAAATTTTGGTAAAAATGACGCATTTTCGGCTAATTTTGGTAAAAAAATGCCAAATATTGATGAATATAAGCAACAAATCAAGATGTTACAGGATATTATGGGTAAAAAACCAAAAAAATAACCCATTTTTACTCTTTTTTAACCTAAAATAATGGGTTTTATTGTTAAAAAACACCGATAAAACCCTTGTTTTTAGGCCATATTAGGTATAAAATTACCCCTTTTTAGGTGTATTTTTAACCTCAATTTCGTATGGTCCAGAGGTTGCTTTGTAATTATCGTATTTCCAGATGATAATACAATCATCATAAACAAAAGTTCTTTCGTATTTCTTTTGTTCTCCTTTGGTATTTGACTTACTTTTACTCATAGTTTACAAATATAATAAAAAACCCTCACATAATGAGGGTTTAGCAAACAATTTTCCAGTAAATTTTTAATCTTTTTTAAATTTGTTCTTTGTAAACTTGTCAATTGAGGTCAATCCAAGACAACCAAAAGCAAGTAAAGCAACTGCGTCAACTAAAGCATCAGACGGTTTAATATCTCCGTGAGTAAAGGTGTTTATAACTAGAGCTAAAACAAGTCCTAGTGTACAAATCAACCCAGAAATTCTCTTTGTTGATACAACTCCGTGTTCATCCGTTAACATTTCTCTAAAAAATCCTTTCATAATTATTGTTTTTTATATCAATAAATATTTACTTTTTAAAAAAAGAAAAGGGACAGTAGCGAATTGTCCCTTTTTGTTCGTTGCCTTAACGACAACGGTCCTAAATAAACTCTTATTGTCCTTTAACTAGGTTAACGCATTGTTTTAAATACTCTTTAGCTCTTGGGGATGGAGTGTATTCGTCATCCTTAGTCTGTAGATTCAAAATCCTTTCAATATCTTTAACAAGTTCTGTTCCGTGTTCGTTTTCTTTGTAAAGTTCAATGATTTTATCCATAGCTTTATGACATTCACCACTTGTTTCATCGTAGTAGTTTTTATTTCTAAAACGATTTAAGTTATGCATTATATCATAAGCAAGATGAGATCCACCATCTTTTACATCTTTAAATAATCTAATGTTGTTTAAGATTCCTAACGTATCAACCATTGAGTTAACACCCATTCTTCTTTTTGTGATTCCAGGGGAATATTTAACATATTCATCGGCTTGACCAACAATTTCATCAAGTGGGATTATGTTTTCCGGAATACATCTAGGTTTTGGTGGTTCTTTTTTACCTTTATTTGATTCTGGCTGCTCGTTTTCGCTAAGAACCTTCTTTATCACCTTGACAAGATCATTTTCTGATAATCTAATTCTTTTCATATAATGATTTTAATAATAAATATCTTTTATTTAAATATTTTTCAATGTATTTATAGATATAAATATCACAATAAGGTATGAATTTAGAAAATAATATAAAGAAAATACTTTCTGAGGAATTGGATTCTAAAATGGTATTAAAAGAATCGGTTGAAATATCAGATAATTTAAAATATCATTTAGACAATAAAATTACACTTTCGGAAAACGTTTTTAGAGTTTATTCCGAATCTTTTTTTGATTTAATTAATGAAGTTAGAAATCTTTATGAATTTGGTCTGATTGAATTAAATAAAGATGATAAATGGATTATTGAAAGTGATTTGGGTAAATCTATAACTCTTGATGATGGGAGAGTTGTTTATCTTGACGCTCCATTTGAAATTGAGGAAACTTTAACTGAAGTAAAACATCGTGGAAAAAATGTTAAATTAAATAGTCCATTTAGAACCCCAGGAGGACCAAAGAAATTTGCGGTATATGTTAAAACCCCGGGTGGTAATGTAAAAAAAGTTACTTTTGGAGATCCTAATTTGAGAGTAAGAAACGCAAGTAAAGCAAGAGCAAAGTCTTTTAGAGCAAGACATAAATGTGACCAAAAGAAAGATAGAACAACTGCCGGATACTGGAGTTGTAATGTCTCAAGATATAGAAAAAAACTTGGCTTAAAGTCATCAAGAAGTTGGTAATACAAAATGAATTTATTTGATAAATTTACAAACCCAAATTACATTAAAAAATTTAACTACTTTTTAAAAAAAGTGGTTGAGCCGGCTTTTAGTGAAAGGTATAAAAAAAATTATAGTGGTAAATTTGACTTTAGTTTATATGGAATTGACATAAAACCAAAGGAACCTTATATACCAGGTGAAGATTTTTCTGATTACAAGTCAGATGAGTTAGGGGTTACTTTTTTTATTGATAGCACATCAAACGATATACCTCAAAATTTTTTTTTAGAAGTAATGTTTGACAGAGGTTCAAAGATATTGGAGTTTAATCTGGATAATTACTTTGGATTGGGAGGCACCTTTATGGTGAATTTTTTATTTAATCAAAGACCACCCAACCCAATTACATATGTCACTGGGAATAACATCCAGGAAAAGGTTAACCCATCTGGAAGAGCCATAAAAAATATTTGTGATTCTGAAAAGTTTTGTAAGGCACAAGGAAAAATAACTTTTGGTCAACTAGAAGCAATATTTGAATCTGCAACAAGAAAAAGAATTTTTACACATCTTGGTGTTGGTGGGTATAAAGCGACATTAAGATTATTACCCTGGTTTTTACCACAAATTGCATTAGCTGGAGCCGCCGCATCAATTACAAGGGCTATAAATAAAATTGTAAGACCGGCACTTGAGGATACTGAAAAATATAGAACCTGGTGGGGAAAGATGACCCTTAAGGCTTTTGATGTATTTGAGGGTGAACTAAACGTTGAGGATCCATTATCTAAAATATTTTTTATATCGGACGGCCTTTTAGCTATGATTAGAGAAAACGACAAAATTCAATTTGCTAGGTATATTGCTGATATCGCAAGTACGAAACCAGAAGATGAAGAGGT